GGGCGTAGAGCGCCGTCAAGGCCTCGGGGTTGGTGACCTCGTAACCGAAGACGTTGAGGCCACGAATGGCGTCGCCGAACTTCGACTCGCGGCGCACCTGCTCCATCTTCGTCATCTGGCTGGCGAAGGTGAGCGCCTGGGTGTGGCCCGCAAGGACGTAGAAGGCGGTGTAAGGACCCGCCTCGGTCGCCGTGGGCGTCAGGTTGCTTCGGTAGCAGGTGAAGCGATCGATCATCCCGATCCGGCCGTTGCGGAGGATCGAGGTGCCGTCGCCTGACAACGAGGCGTCCTTCAGCTCGCTGCGCTTGATCAGACCCGTCACCCACGAAGGGATGACCATCCATCGCCCGGTCTCCGGGATGTCCTGCTCATCGAGCACAGTGCCCATATGGACGATGTAGTCGATGATGTTGGTGGCATCGAGCGGCACGGGCGCGGTGGCTTCGCCCAGGTCGATGTCGCCGCTGATGGCACCAGCGGTGGGTCCAACGTTGTCCGCATGGGCGTCAGCAACGATGTCGCCCAGGACGTCCCGATCGATCTGGATCTTCATCTGCTCGGAGCCGTCGGTAGCCCAGTCGTCGAGCAGCGAGAGATCCGACTGATACTTGTCGACGTCATCGACGCCGAAGGCGAAATACTTCGCCTTGTCGATCAGCAGCTCGATCGGATCGGAGTTCGGGTTCTCGTAGTCGAGATCCTGGCCCTTCTGGTAGTCACCCACCACGATGTCGGGGATGGTCCGAATGTTGACCTTGTCCCCCATGGCCGTGATCTCACCCTCGTAGTCCGAGTTCGAGATGTAGGGCAGGACGGTCGCCTCGTAGAACTTGGTGTTCAGCTTGGTCGACCAGAACTCGGGAATGAAGTTGCCGCTGTGCTGCGGGTACGCGCCATTGACTGCAACAGGCATGGTGAAGTGTCCTCATAGTGATGCCGCATGCACTGGCCCGGCCCGCCGATTGGCGGCGGCTTCATTCAGCCCAGTGCAGATCAGGTCTTGCTGAAGAGTGCGGCGTGGATCTCAGATTCCTTGCGTCGGAACTCGTCTTCGCGCCCGACGTACTTGCCCTTCCGGGCGTCCTCCTGAAGCTGCGTCCAGTCGTCCATCGAGTAGCGCGGCGTCTGGGTCGGCTCGGCCGATCCACTGCGCTTCCCTGGCTCGATCTGGCCTTCCACAGAAGGGCTCTGTGACGTTTTTGGAGAACGGTCACCGGCTTTCGCGGAACGCGTGCCCTTGTAGGCGTCGAACAACGCAGCCATGCGGACGTAGTCGAGGTTCGCGTAGGCTTCATCGAGCGCGTCCTGCCGGGTCTTGCCCGCCATGGGGTCGTACTCAGCCAGCCAGCGCAGCCAGTCCTGTTCCTGGTTGATGGCCTCCCAGTCCGGGACCAGTTGCTGAAGCTCTCGAAAGAACTCTCGCTGGTTCATCGCACGTCCGACTTCGCTCACTTCGCGGCGGGTCTCGTCGATCCGGGACTCCAGGGGCTGCATGCGCTGCTCCAAGATGTCCTGGGCGACGGCCGTCACCACATCCATGAATTCGTCGCCGTACTCGCGTGCGTACTGGGTGCGCAGCTCGTCGGAAATGGCAGGTTTGCGCTGCTCGGCTCCGGCATTCGCCTGCTCACCCTTCTGGCGCAGTTCGTTGACCTCCTTCCGGAGATCGCTGAGTTCCTGCGTCGCACGCTGTTCCCGCTCCCGCGCATCGCGGAGATCCCGGGAAAGCCTGGGCACTTCGGCGTCGTACTTGCCCTTCAGGGCACGGTATTGCTGCTCGTAGTCGGGCTGCTTCGATGGGGTGTCGGTTTCCCGGCCCTCGCTGCCCTCCTGACCCGGCTGGCTCCCGGCATCGGCCTGTGGCTGAACCGGCGCCTGCTTGCCCTCGTTGTCGTTCTCCTGATTGGCCGGGGCCGGATCTTCTCCGGTGTCCTGACCACTGCCGCCATACGTCTTGGCGTGCAACTCGAGCGCCTGGCGCTCCTGTCGTTTCACTGCTGCTGGGATACCTCCCATATCGCGGCCCTCCTCGGGTGTCGCGCACAAAAAAGCCGCCCCGTAGGCGGCTGCGTATCACCGGGCCAAAAGGTATCCGGCGAATAAGGTCAGCTCGTGGCATGGAGGCGGCGAATCGCCTCCCTCGCCCCGCGCTGGTGTTCCAAGAATTCGTTGAGCGCCTGAAGCGCGCCCTGCCATTGCCGGACGTCGATCTCGTCGCGGCTGCTACGTAGTTGCTCGTCACCGGTGGTCATGCTGCGCGCAAGCCAATCCTCGATGACGCTCCACTCACGACCCTCGATTGACGCCAGAGCCTCAAGCTCGCGCTCGTTCGGCCGTTCAAGCTTCATCGGAGCGCATCCCCTGGGCGGCCAACCGGTGAGCCATCAACGCCCACCTCCTGCGGCAGCGGCGCTTGGCCGCCAGGCCCGACACTCGGCGCCATGAGTTCCTGATTGTCGGGAACGACGTCATCCACCGGCATATCAAGCGTCTTCACGACCTCACGCAGAATCGCCGCACGGCCATTGGCGCCCATGATCTCCGCATCCATCGGGTTCATCGTCTGCTGCAGGAACTCGATCCGACGCATCTGCGATTGCTCTTTGCTGACCAGGCTCATCGCACCCTTCGCAATCACCTTCACGTCGCCTTCGATGGGACGCTCGCCTTTCAGCGGATAGAGCATGTTGTGCTCGACGTAGCCGATGACGACAGGCTCGGTGATGCCGGAGTCGACGTGACTGATCGCGTCCTTGATGCCCTTGGCTGCGCTGTTCATCAGCATCGACAGGCCGCTGGCCGTCTTGCCGGCGGCACCGATATTGCCGCTGCCGTAGATGTAGCTTGGGATGCCGCTTTGCTCGTCGGCCTGTTGGCTGAAGTGTTGGTAGACCTTCATCAGCGAATCGGTCATCGGGTTCGGCTGGAAGAAGTGAATCGGCATCCGGCTCGTGCCCGTGGTCTTGTCGAACTTCAGCGACCAGATTTTCCACGGGAACATCGAGGTGACACGCTCACCTGGCGGGATCGCGTCGATGTCCACCGCCACTTGGGGGCCGCTCGCGATGCCCATGTTCATCACCATGGCGCGTGCAGAAGCGTTCACGAGCCGCTGGCAGTCGCGCATCAGGTCCGGAACGCCGCGACCCCAGAAGCTGCCCGGCACCCGCTCATAGCTGTCCTTGCCGTAGGGCTTCCGGACGAGAGGGTGCGGATTGAGCTGCACCTTCACGATCTCGGGACCGATCATCCAGCACTCGACATCGTGCTGTTCATGAGGATCGCTGACCTCGATCCCCCAATCGGCCAGCTCCTTGCCCGGGACTTCGCCCCAGAACTGAAGGGCCTCGAAGCCCTCCCTCTCCCAGATGCTCGCCTGCTCGTCGTTGGCGCGTGCGCGCTCCGACTCGATGCTCCGGGTGGCCCAGTCACTCGCCAGAGACCCCGAATCGACATCATCCAGGACCCGGCGAATGGCCTCCTCGTTCCAGCCGGGGAGGCCGATCATCGAGTGCAGGTCGCTCCGAGACATCTGGTGGAGCTCGATGAAGTAACCCTCATCGAAATCGGTGATGTTCGGTTCCGGGTAGGCGCGCAGTGGGTCGACGCGCTGGCATTCTCTGACGAGAGCGTCTTTGGCCACCGGTCGCCCGTTCTCCCAGAACAGGCGTTTGCGACGACGAAGGATTGGCCCCTTCATGATCGCCGCGGGGAAGTCGACCAGATCGCTGATGACAGCAGAGAACTCTTTGCTCCACCCGCCCTCGAGCAACTGGTCCTCGATTCGGTTCTCCAGATCCTCGGCCGCGTCCATGGCCTCGCGCTTCAGGCGACGCTTCGCCTCCTTCTTGGCGCGGTCGAGCTCATCCATGAACATCTGCGGCGTGATCATCTCGCCGCTCTGTGCGATCGCCATTTCAGCCTGGCGCCAGGTCTCTGCCGCGATGACCTCAACGGACTCGTCCGGGAGCTCCGGTTCGTGCGCGGGCTCCAACGTCCAGGGCCGGTCACCGGCTGGCATCAAGGCGTCGCGGATCCAGGCTTTGGCCGCGCGACACTTGATCGTGGTCAGGAGCATGTAGATGGGCTCCTGGCCCTGCTCCTTGATCTTCTGAAGGTGGTCCGGCTCGTACTCGCCGTTGCGCTGGCGAAGATTGCGCATGATACGGCGCTCGATGGGCTGCTTCGCCCGCTTGGCCGTCTCCCACCGGCGACGGATGTAGGCGCCCAGGCCGGTCTCGAAACGCTCGCGCTCGCGCGCAGCATCGGACTCCTGCGCATGGCGGCGCTCATCAGCGACCATCTGGTCATTGCTGATCGCGACGACCAGTCCGCGCGCCTGATTCAACGCATGCCTCCAGCCACGGCGCCCGGCAGGATCAACGTCGGAAAGCGTTCTCGCTCACGCTCTTCTCTCCGCGCCTTCAGGTCAGCAATCAGGCCCTCCATCATGTTGTCGATATATTCCCTATTGGCCTGGCCCATATCGAACCGGATCTGCACCGTCAGATCGTCAGGCGTGTGAAAGGTGAATAGCAGGTGCAGTGGCTTGGTTCGGCTGCCCTGGCAACGGACACCCGTGTCGCCGATGACGCCCACAACGCCCTGCATGCGCTTGGGATCGGCGAAGCGTCCCAGGATGGCGCAGACGGCTTCGATCAAGTCCCTGCCACCGATGTGCTCGTTGCTCATCTCAACTCCATGCGGTGAGTGGCACCTGTTCGACCTTGTGGCTTCCCGGCACCGTGACGCCGAAGAGATCGGTCCGCGCCAGGGTCTCGAATGCTTTGGCTCCGTGGCTGGCCCAGTCATGCAGAGGCTGGGAACCCCAGGCGCCCTTGCGCTCGTCCCAGGCCCGCCGGTAGTGCTCCAGGGCCTTGATCCCGTCCACGCAAGCGGACTCATCGAAGTAGCACATCGGCAGGAACTGCCTGACCGCCTCTCGACCTTCCGGGTTGCTCGACACCCTCGGTACTGCCTCGAACATGATTCCGTGCGAGGCCGCGGTATCGATGCGCTTCACGCCGGTCCCCAGCTCGCGGACCTCGATGTCGTGCGGCGCGAAGTGCCGACCGTAGACGTAGCCCTTCTCGCTCGCGCGCTCATTCAGGATGCGGGCGTAGTAGGCCAACCCCTCGCCCTGGTCCTCGAAGTAGTCGATCAACCGCACCTCGCGGCCCAAGACCTGGCAGAACCAGATCGCCGTGGCGTCGTTCATGCCCAAGTCCCAGCCGGTGTGAACCGGCAAGCCCTCGGTATGCGGCACCAGCGTGATGCGCCGATCCCTGCGGATCGTCCGGAATGCGCTGGCGTAGTAAGCCCCTTCGACCGCGACCTCAAACGCTTCGTCTGGGTGGCTCGGATGCTCACGCTTGATGTCGTCGCCCAGGTCGCGCTGCTTCAGCGCGTACCAAGCCCTTTGCCCGAGTTCGAGCTTGATGCCGTACTTGGTTTCGAGATCCGCAAAGTACCGCTCGAGGTGCGGATGGATCACCACGTTGGTCGTGTCGGCGCGGTAACCGGGCTCCATCCACCAGGGGAAGAAGTGGAAGGCCCAGTCGAGTTGGGCCAGCGACCGACCGGCGTCCGCGATGTCTCGGGAGCGCTTCACCAGGTCGAAGAACGCACCCTCTCTGCCCTCCGCGGTGCTCTCGACCCAGATCACGCCGCTCTGGGGCACGGCCTCGAAGGAGCCTGTGACAATCTCCCGGGCCTTGTCCGGCCGTTTCGCCGCGATCTTCCCCATCTCCGACACATGCAGCATCTGCAGCGTGCCAGAGCGCATCGATGTCCCGACCGTGATGGTCGAGCCATTGGCGAACCGCATCTGCCGCGCGCTGTCCTGCTTCGGGGCCAGGGCCTGCCTGAGCGCCTCCGGAAGCCGATCGAACGCGAACTTCAGCTTGTTGGTGAAGATGTCCTCGGCCTTGTCCAGATCCTGTGCGATCACGCCGGCGTGCTGGTTGGAGTTGAACAAGCACCGATCGAGCATGTAGAGCTGGATGAACGTCGAGAACCCGAGCTGACGCGCCTTGAGGATCACATTCCGGTGGTGCATGCGCTTGAGCAGCTTGCGCTGCGCGCGGTTCATCCGGAACTGGACGACAGCGCCTTCCTTGTCGAGGATGAAATACAGGTTGTTCAGGCGATAGACGCGATCGACCAATTTCTCTGCGAGGCGATCCAGATCCTCAACAGCATTGGCGGCAGCCGTCATACACTCGCCGTCTTCCCGTCGATCATGCCCAGCAACGTCCGGATGGCGTCGGCACCCTGCTCCCGGTCCTTCTCGTAGAGCCCCAGGTGCTTCATCGCTTGATCCCGGGCCGTGTTCTTGTCAGCCCAGCGGATCTTCTTCGTGTAGATCGTCACGGATTTGTCGCCGGACGCCATCTCCACGACTTCGACGCTGGTCAGCGCATCCGCCGTGTCGTCGTCCAGGTCCACGATGCGCTTGAGTGCTCCAGCGTCGTCGAAGAGCTTGCGCGGATCGAAATGCACCGCGTTCGACAGGCTGCGAATGACATCAGACGAGCGCATCTCGAACTCATCGCGGAGCTTCGCTCGCCGTTCCGGCAGGGCCTTCTTGACCTCTACGTGTTGTAAAAGGCGACTTGCCTGCGCTCCGGCCGTCTTCGGGCTGTAGCCAACCTCGATCGCGGCTTGCGTCGCGTTCTCGCCATTGGCGATGTACGCCTCCACGAAACGCAGCCGGCGCTCTCTGGCAGAATCTGCAGAGGCTCCGCCTTTCACCCGCGGCCTCGAACTGCGAGGTGCCGCGGGCTTCTTGTTCGACGCCATGGGTCAGGCGCCGCCCTGCTTGCCCTTGCCGCCCACGCCGGGGATGGGTTCCGGGCACATCTTGGCGCGGCTGGCACCCGATCCCTCCCGTGCCATGCCAGGAATCGTGTCGCGGCCACGCGGACCAGCGACCGTGGTCGCCGAGTGATGGCTGCTGCTATGGCCCTTGTTCGGATGACCGGGGGCGGTCATGTCCTTGCTGCGGGGATGCTTTTCCACTGTGATCTCCTTGCGTGCGTGGGTGTGACCGCTGCGTTACGCGGCGATCGGGGGCGGATCGCTGTTCGTGTCGAGACTGGGAAGTGCCGCAACCTGTGCGCCCTGGCCCATGAGGACCGGCTGCAACGCCTCGTCCACCCAATCGAGAATGGCCTGCACCGAGGCCACGATCTGCTCGACGTCAGGATCGTCGCCATATCGACTTCGCAGGTACTGGCCAGCCCGGGCAATCATGCCGTCCACGAGCTCGCGATCGGAGCCGCTGATGCCTTCCGCGTCGAGCGCACTGCCCAAGGCGGCATCGAGCTCCGCCAGGGTGACTGATCGCTCCGCGTCCAGGGCCGGCCGGATCGCACTGATGACGGACTGATACCGCTCGGCCTTGTCCGTGTCGTCGCCGACGACCCTGCCGACGGCATACTGGATTGCGGCCGAGAACAAGGCCTGGTGCTGAGCGACGTACCCAAGGCCCGTCGCCATCGTCGAGCACCCCGCGAGAAGCAGCGCCATCACTGCTGCAGCTGCAAGGCTTGCCGGTTTTTTCGCCATGCGCTCCATCCTCCAACTCTCACCCCGAGCCACATGGCCCGGGCTTGTGTGTCTCGCGTGTCGACGTGATCCATGACGCGCAGGAAAGTGCGATCGCCCGTGCTGCGTGGCACGCGCTGCGTCTTGTAGTCGTAGTCATGGATCACCACGGCGGGCCGATAGACGCCATCGGGTGCGGCCCACCACCACAGACATCTTGGGATCGACGCCAGATCGCAGATGAATCCGGCCGGCACGCAGACCGCACGGGCCTCGTCGATCCAGATCAGTGGCTCTTCGAGTCGTCGCTCGCGGCCCGTCAGCATCGTGAGAGGCGGCCAGTCGTCCGACAGATACCGTCCGCCCATGACGATCGCGGTCACGGCCATAACTCCGCGGCCTGGCGCCAAATGCTCGGCCAACGATCCGGCCGAGGCTTACCCGGGCGCCAGATGTCGAGATAGGCATCCCACGAAGCGTGCTGCCGAGTCGGCATCGGGTGCGGGTGCCGCCACAAAGCGAGTCGAGCAACGCCACAGGCAAGCAGGTCGCTATCTGCGATCGCGTGGTAAACCACCTCCGGGTCCGGCTGGTAGCGCAGCGTCTCGGCCAAGTTGCGCGCGTAGTCGCGCGTCGCTGGATGCCGAAAAACCTCCGCGACGCCGATGGGCTCGAACTGCCACCAGCCGCGAGCCGGCCCGTTGCCAAGCTGGCGACGATGCTCCCAGTCGCTCTCTTGATAGCCGATCGCGGCGAGAATCCGACACGCGCTCGGGCCTCGCATCCGCTCCGGCAGCAAGCTGAGCGCCGCGGGGATCAGGATCTGCGGAAGCATCACGCCAGCCACTTCGGCACCGACACCCCGGCCAGGGCCGCGATCACCAGGACCGACACCAGCAGCGCAAGCGTCCCCCAAGTCATCAGCCGCATCATGCTGCGCGGAACAGAGATCAGCGCCCTGTCGCTGGCCATGGGCTGATAGGGCGACACAGAGCCAACCTCCCTCCTCACCTCTTCCCGCGCGAGCTGGAGCGTATGCGCGTCGGTCTTCTCCCAGTTGCGCTGCAGCGACGTCGATAGCTCGCACAGGCCCTTGTCCATGCCATCGATCCGCCCGTTCATCTGGGCGAAACCGACGCGCGTCTCGCTTCGCAGGTCCGCGATCGCCTGCAGAATGTCGTCGTGACTCGCGTCATTCCGGGTATTCCGAGGGGCAGGCGCTCCTGACACGGGCACAATCTCCAGGCACAAAAAACCCGGCGCGAAGGCCGGGTCCGGGTGAATCGTCTGCTCAGGGCGCAGAATCTAGACGATGCCAGAATGGTACGCATTTTCTCGGAGATGAAACGGCCAACTGTGGCCGGTTCAATCTGCCTCACGAAGCCTCGTTCTGTGCCCAGGCATCGACGTGCTGTGCCGAAAGCATCTCGCCAATGGCCAGTTCCGCAGCCAACAACACGCCACTCCTATTCAGACTGCGATCCCTCCGGATGTAGCGCATGACCAGGACGTTGCGGTGTTCCAAGGGCAACTGTTCGACGTTCTCGTCCATGTAGGCCACGCTCCCGGGGACACGAATGCTGCCCGCCAGGTGCAAGTGGTCCTTCGTATTGGTGGTCTGGACCCGCACACCAAGCTGGCAGATCTCCATCATGATCGCGGACAACGACGTTCCTGCATGGCCGTACTCCATGATCTCCCGCCAGCGCCACCACCGGCCCCACTGCTCCAGTTCATGCCTCGCCATCTTCAGGTGCGGTGCCGCGGTACCCATAGCCGACCTCCTCTATCTTGATCCGCCCGCCCAGTGCCTGAACGACTGCGGCCGCGTTGCCGACACTCACCGCAGCGTTTCCTCGCTGCAGCCGACGGATCGTGCGCTCAGACGCACCGCTCAACGTTTCCAGCTCGGCCGTGGTCAGGCCAACCTGCCGCCGCCGCTCTCGGATCCAGCGCGCGAGCTCTTGCGCGGTCATACCAGTTCGATATCCACACCATAGATGTCGGCCACTTGGCGCCGACGAAGCCGGCCGTCAGCATGGTCCGCGCCCTTGCTGTCTTCGTAGGTGATCGTCCAATCCAGGTTCACGACCGCGAAATCAACGCGATGCGTGCTGTTGCCCGGCAGATCGAAGATCACCTGGCGGTGGAAGTGCTGGATCTCGCCCGCCTGTCGCAACAGCTTCAGTTCGGAGTACCGCTCGGCCTCCCGCTTGCTGTCGAACCAGATGCCGTCGACTTGGGTGCGCTCGGCGTTGTACTTGCTCCGGCGCTTGGCCTTCCGGTGCTCCAGACCGAGCTGGGCAGCGGCCTGCTCCCGAGCCCTGGGTGGCAGCGCATTGAGATCCCAGGCCTTCACGCGACGTCCTTCGGCTGGTGCGAGGCGCAATGCCGGTAATCCGATCGCCAGTTTCCCGCGGCGCCGCCTAGACCCTCGCCGACGGCGCAGCGCGAGAGTGATGGAGCAGATCCCACCGGACGTTCATGCCGACAGTCCATGCAGCGCACACCGGAGCCCATCGGGTCGATGTAGACGTAGCCGGGTTCTTCGCACCAGGTCATGCCGCGCTCGCCATTGTTGCGTTGGATGCGGACGGCGATGGCCATGGTGAGTCTCCGGTTCAGCAAGGGCGGCCTCGGCCGCGATGAGTTCACCATGCATCGTTCCGCGGATAGGAAAAATAACGTGTCTTTTCCCTACCTGCCTCAAGCATGCACAGCGGTTCAGCAACGGTCAATGACGTGTCCCTCCGATCGGCAGGGGCAAAATCTCACGCAGCAACAGGTCGGCTTCCTACACGCTTGCGAGCCGATCAGGAAGGTAGGCACCGAACCTCTA